CGCCTAAGTAGTCACCAGCATTACCAAGTGAAGATGCTGTGTTAGTTAACTCAACATATCCATATCTTGTCATAAAGCCAACAACTGGTTCTAGTGTATCAGGATCAAGTACTGTTCCTGAAGACATTAGAGGTACATATGGGCAATAGAACGCGGCCGCATCTGCTTCACTTGAACCTTTGTATCCAACTAGTACAGCTGAATCATCAGCCGCATAAGTGTCTACGTAGATTTTCATAGCACCATTCAAAGTACCTACAAACTTGTTGTTTGTTGGAGCTTCGAAAGTACCTTCAGTTGTTCTTGCGAACGCTGAAGTTGAAGCAGACTGAAGTACTGTAAGAGCTTGTGGAGAAACCACAGCCCAGTTACCAGCACCACGTCTTGTTCTTTGTGCGATTTTGTTAGCAACTCTATTGATCAAAACAGCCAATGCCGCGTGTTCGTCACCAACGTATGTAGCAGTACCACTTACAGAAGCTTGGTTATAAGTTTCTTCAGTAGCCGCTAATGAACGTAGAGAAGTAAGAACTTCTTGGTCGATCTCAGCAGTTATTTCTTGTGCTAGAGCGGCCATTATTTCTGCTTCTACGTCAATACCATGCATTGATTGGGCATCTTGAGCTGATTCAAATGTCCAACGAGCAGATAGTTTTCTAGTCTTAGCTTCTACCGGCTGTTTTAAAATTTGAATGTTCAATCTCTTACCAGGTGCTCCTTCTAAACCAGCTGTAGATGAACCAGCGGCTGGATCAGAATCGTTACCTGAATAAGCTTCAGCGATTTTGAACGGTGATAATGCTTCGTCACCAGCGGCTACGTTAGTAGCACCACCAGATGTAGCGTCAGCATATCTTACTCTTAGAGTATGTATTTGTCCTACAGGACCTTGCATAGGTTGTACGCCAACGATTTCGTTAGCAATAACTGTAGGCATTACACGTCTGATCACAGGAAGGATCACACGGTTTAGAGTAGCAACGTTACCGGCAGATGTCGCGCCAGCAGTTGCCGCCTCTTTTAAGTAGTTACGGGTATTCTCTAAAACAACACTCATAGTAGTTTTAGAATTTCCTTCTAAACCTTCCATAAGAGCCGATTTAGTATCATCCCAACGGCTTTCAATTAATGTATCTGACATTTTTTATGTCTCCCTTATAATTACATTCCAGCCAGTTTCTGTAGAAGGACAATATTTCCTTCATCAGCTGACTGACTTGTATTAGTTTTATTTCCAGTAACCTCTTTACGAGTCTCTTTCAAAATTTCTTTCTTCGGAGCTTCGTTTTTTAGTACTGCTGGCAAATATTTGTCGTAAGCTGATTTAATTTTATCAGTTGCGACACTTTCGAGTAAACTTTGCATTACTTCAGCCTGCTTGTTAGCAAGAGGCTTCATTAATTCATTGAGTGTCTCTTTTCTTTCGATACCCTCGTTTATACGTTCTATTTTTGCCTTTTGAACGTCTACTTCAGTTGCTGAAGTATCTAATTTCTCAGATGCTTCTTTTAACTGCTTGTCTTTATCAACAATTACTGCTTCTAACTCTTTCATTTCTTGATTTTCATTCAAGTAACTAGTTGAGTATTCTGCGGCAAATGTTTCAAACAATTTGCGACCAAAGTTATTTTCACGAGCTTGTTTGATATCTTCTTTCAGTTGAGTTAGTTCTTCTCTCAAAGTACCTGTTACAGCTTCTTTGACAAGTTTGCTTGATTTCTCTACGAATTTCTTCTTAAGATTATCTAATTGGTCTTTTGCTTCAGCAACCAATTTCACCTTAGTTTCCACGACGTCTTTTTTGTCTTTGTGGAATTCAGTAATTTCAGATGCTAAATTCTCTATTACAAACTTCTCTAGTTTTTCCATTACAGCAGACTGTGACTTACGATCTTTTCTAAGTTCTGTAATTTCTTCAGCTAATTTCTTAACTAGGAAATTATTAAACTTTTCAGCAGACTCAGTCATTTGTGTGTTAAATTTAACACGGTCTTCTGCCAATGCTTTCTTTTCCGCAATTACTTGCGAAATTTCAGCACTTAGGTTTTCTGTAACCATTTTATCGAGAGCCTCAACCATAGTTTGTTTATCATGCTCATAACGACCAGCAAATTCCTCACGAAGGTCTTGACGACATTCTTCACGGATTTCCTCTAACTTGGTTTCCCAAGCCTCAGTAATCTGCTTACGAGTTTCTTCATTTACTAAATCGCTGTCAAGCAACGGTTTGATGACTTCTAACATATTGGTCAACTCCTAACTTTTAAGTCTTGGATGAGTTTTAATACTTCATCCTTTAAATACCTCTGTACCTTGGTATCATGCTGTGCTTCTTTGGCAATTTCTAAAACTTTATGACCATGTGTCATGTTCAAAAGTCCTTCGTATATTGCCGTAGGGTAGGCATTAGGTGCAGAAGGTTGAGCTACGACATCTATCGTAACTATCTCGAATTCGCTCACCTGTCCGGTGGCTTCATTGACGTTGCCGCTTCCGCGACTGCTTACTCCCAATTTTACACCGTTGTCACACATAGTTTTCACTAGTTGTCCCATTGGTGTTGGGAGAATCTTTAATTTACCAAATCCATTTGGACCGTCCATCCACATACTTTCTACAATGTGGCAAACCCTATCTAAGTTAACTTGTAACCCTTCTGGGTGGTCTACTTCTCCAAGGACACTATTGCCCGTTGTGATTTGGTCATTTAATGTTTTTACTGCCGAAGCAATTTCGTTCACAGGATATACACGTTGGTTAGCATTCTTCACCCCACCTTGTATACAAATACCTTTCATGTAAAGATCTTTACCTTCGTTAGCAGATTCTAATATTATACCTGCTTGATCGAACGTTAAGTTTTCTTGTAAGAATGGTTTCATTTTCCTATGTCCTTATTATACTTTTGGTTTTGGTGCTGGAGATAGTGATTGTTTGCCACCAGGTTTGTTCTTGTTACCTGCATCGCTAACACTAGGTTTTGCCGCTTTGGCACCTTTTTCTTCACTTGATCCTTTTGCGATATTACCGGCAGAACCGCCCATATCGTTTTTACCAGCTACTGGTCCAGCTTTACCTTCACCGCCTTCAGAAGTTACAGGAGCAGGTGCTTTTTGTGTATATTCAACAACCTTCTCTGTAGTATCTTCGTCAACAGCTTCAGCGTCAGCTTTTTCTTCAACCTTTGCTTCGTCACCTTCGAAAGCTACTGCTTCTTCAGGTTCCATGTCCATTTCTGGTTCCATTTCTGGTTCCATTCCTGGCTCTTCCGCTGGCATTTCTTCATCGTCAGCTGGAGCATCGCCAGTCATATTTTCAAATTCAGATTTTAAATCATCGATAGCTGTTTGAAGGTCTAAAATTTCATCTTCCATACGCTCAGCGTCTTCTGGATCCATTTTAGCTTCGCCTTCTTCACCATCTAAACCCATGTCATCTGCCATGTCACCAGCGTCTGCTTCAGGATCTTCTCCATCTTCATCTTCTGCTTTCATGCCAACTTCATCGGCTTTAATATCCGCAACTAAATCAGCAGTTTCGTCACCTGAGAATGTTTCTTCAACAGCCTCGTCTGATGCTTCTTCTACTTTATCTTCAGTTGATTCTTCTGTTTTTTCGGCTTCGCCGACTTCTTCATCTTTTGCTTCTTCGACTTCGTCTTCTTTTGAAGCTTCATCGATATCTGCTAAATCTTCTTCGTCAATTAAGTTTTCGTAAATTTTACGAGACTCATCAACTGCGATTTCATGAAATAAGTCTTTAGCCTTATCTTCTTCCTCATTGACTACTAGTTCAATAAGTGATTTCCATTTGTC